ACTTATTGGTGCTATTCTGGGCGCATTAGCAACGTTTTTGGATGGCTCTGGATCGCTTGCAACGATGATTTGGGCAGGCGCTTTAGCAGGAGCTGGTGGCACTGGATTATTTGAACAATTTACTAATCGAAGCAAAAAATATGGAGAGGATGATAAATAATGACAAGTTATTATTATAGTAGAAGTTTAGCGAATGTAAATAAGTTAGCAGACAATACGAAAGCGGCAGCTAGAAAATTGTTAGATTGGTCCGAAAACAACGGAATTGAAGTATTAATCTACGAAACAATTAGAACGAAAGAACAACAAGCCGCAAATGTTGCTAGCGGAGCGTCTCAAACAATGCGCTCTTATCATTTAGTAGGACAAGCGCTAGATTTCGTCATGGCGAAAGGTAAAACGGTCGATTGGGGTGCTTATCGTTCAGACAAAGGCAAGAAATTTGTGGCAAAGGCAAAATCTTTAGGTTTTGAGTGGGGTGGTGATTGGTCTGGATTTGTAGACAATCCGCACCTTCAATTTAATTTTAAAGGTTATGGAACTGATACTTTTGGAAAAGGAGCTAGTACTAGTAATTCTTCTAAACCGAGCGCAAATGCGAACACGAACAGTCTAGGATTAGTAGATTATATGAATTTAAACAAACTAGATTCAAGCTTTGCGAATCGCAAAAAACTAGCGACAAGTTACGGAATTAAAAATTACAGTGGAACAGCAACGCAGAACACAACATTATTAGCGAAGTTAAAAGCAGGAAAACCACACACGCCAGCAAGTTCAAGCAAAAACACATACTACACAGAAAACCCACGAAAAGTTAAAACACTAGTACAATGTGATCTATACAATTCAGTAGACTTTACAACAAAAAACAAAACGGGTGGCACATATCCGGTAGGCACTATCTTCACGATTACAGGAATGGCTAAAACAAAAGGCGGGACACCTCGCTTGAAGACGAAGAGCGGTTACTATCTCACTGCTAACACGAAGTTTGTTAAAAAGATTTAGTTTAATGCCCTCGATTATTATTTCGGGGGCTTTTTTGTTTTATATTGATGGGGATTTTTTATAACTTCGAATTATAAGTACATACGTTCCACTTCCTCAAACTTAATTAGTATAATATAATTTAAGTAAAAAAGTGGAGGAACTGGGATGAGACTTTTTGTAGATGAATCAGGAACTATAACTAAAAATAAAAATTTTAATAACAGATATTTTGTTATTGCTTTTTTAGAAACAGAGAAACCATATAATGTAATTAGACAGTTCAGAGATGCAAAATTAAAATATCTTAAAAGGTATCCATCTAGTAAGTTAGATATTACAAAAGAGATAAAAGGTTCGGAGATGCCTTTTGAAATGAAAAAATTAATATTTAATATGCTTTCAACAAAATCAGATGCTAAATTTCATTTTAAGATAGTCGATAACCACCAACTAGTCAATCATCTTTTGAATAATACATCTTTGTCTTTTAATTATTTTATTTATCTAACGGTAAATGAAATTTCTAAAATACCAATTAACCCAGCAAATAACTATTTGAAAATGCAAATAGATGATAGAAATACCGCAATTGAATCATTAAATAGCTTACAAGAATATTTAACTATTAAATTTACAATGGAACATCCAATTTTCTCTTCTGTTGAAACATCATATAAGGATTCACAAAATAAAGATTTAATTCAAGTTGTAGACTTATTCGCTAACACAGTTTTTAGAGTATGTAGAAATCACGTAACAGCACATAAACCTGATAAGAGAAATAGAGAACTTTTAAGTTTATGTAATATTGGTTGTGACCATTATTTTCCGCGACATATTTGTGATCTAGATATTTGTTATAAATAAAATGCCTGAAATACTTGCTAACTTGTTTGATTTTTGTTATTCTTGATTAAGAAGTTAGATAATAATTCTTTGAGTGTCGCATAAATGATTAGTCAAGGCTAGTCATAGCTTGTAAGCTGCCTGTCGTGGTAGTCGCCTTAAAGTTGTCAACTTCTATTTTTTATATATGTCAGTCCCTAACTTCAACGTTAGGGCTTTTTTTATGCAAAAAAACACGCTAAACATAAGCTTAGCGTAATTGTTATATCAATTCGTTTTTCTTCTCTTTTAACACAGTGATAGCATTTTCCAGTGCTTTTCGAACATCTTTTTCTATATCTACATGCGTTTCATTTTCGAATCTATTAAATGTAAAAGGTAGCACTTCTATATTCGCAGATTCAAACTCTTTGATTAAGCAGTATAATTCGAATTCTTGCGCTGAAAATGACAACTTATACTTATCTAACAAGTGCTTAAATCCTGCGAGATCATCATAGTTTTTTTCTAATTCTTCTAGTTCTTTGAAAACATCAAATGTAGATATTCCTGCACACATTGAGAGTGCGCGCAAGAATGAAACAGAATACTTGTTTAACTCTTTTTTATTGTAATCGTTCAATGTGTTTTGCGAGATACCAGTCAGTTTGCTTAACTGATACCTCGTTTTATTGTGTTTTTTTAAGAATTCATCTAATAGTTTTATTGACATATTTTTAGTTCAACTCACTTTTTAAGGTGATTGTTTGCATGTCATTATAAAATTCTTCTTCATCCTCGTATTCTTGATTCCAACCGTTTTTGAATGCAGAGATGAATTTTTCAACGATTGATTCATTTTCACTTTCAGAAATTACATACTCGTTGCCATCATTATTAACGCGAATAATTAGCTGTGCGATACTATTGCTATCCGTTCCACTTAATTTCGCTGTGTAATCTTTGTTTTTGATTTCTCTAATTAATTCATTAATATTCATTTTTTATCATCCATCCTTTTTATAATTTATTTATTCTTTGCTATATACATATTATACTACGGATAATCGTAGTAATCAATAGTTTTATTTGATTAATTTTTTACAATAAAAAAACATCAAACCAGAGTCTGATGTTTTCCCTCTTACATTTCACAGTAAGTAGTTAAAATTTGTAGCTTCTTTTCGTGCTAAATAAAATTAAATACATAGAAATTTACATTGCACAATGCGTAATTAAAACGCGCCGAAACAGCGCTAGAACTTATTAAGTTCTTGAATATATAATAACATGTCTTTGTGAAAGCGTCAACAAATAACAAAAAAACACCCCGAAATTTTATTCGAGGTTGCTGTTATATTCAAAAATAAAAACGGGATGTCAAACAGCTAATAGTTGAATGAAATAATGAACGAAAATCGTTCATGTGATTATTATTACACATATTTTTATGCAACACAATACTTTTTAACGCTTGATTTTAAGAACGTTTGTTCGTATAATATTAGCAAGAGGTGAAGAACATGTATAATTTAATTGATGATATTTTAGAACATTCAATAGTTTTAGTAGATGCTCTCAAACGCAATTGGTCAATAGAAGTACTGTTTTTAAAGAACAATCATCATGTGCGCTATAAGTATGTAGTTCCTGTTTATGTAGATCACGAAAGAAATATAGTTCAATTACAGCGCTTTGACGAACGAATAATTGACATTAATATAGAAGATATTGTTTTCTGCGAGGTTATGACATGAGAGAATATAGCTTTAATGATTTTAAGTATATTTGCTATGTGGAAGGGAAGAAGAAAGCTGTAGAAAAGTTGTTCGCGGAGTTGCTTGAAGTCAAAAAGTTAAAAGCTTTTTGTAGAAAAGTAGACAAGAAAGATATAGATTTAAAAACTATTTATCAAGAGTATTTAACTAAACAGGAAATTAAGTATAATTGAAAAAATAAAGCGACTTCCTTCTATATTATATGAGGAGGAAGTCAAAAACACCTTATTAACACCTTAACTAAATAACACTATATAACATTAGATAATATTTTATACTTAACAAGTCAAGCCAAATAGCATTTAAAAACACAACAAGAAACGAGGAATCACTAGGTTATATTGCCATTTCTTCCATGGTAAGGAAGGGGTCGTCGGTTCAAATCCGACAAGTGGCTTAAATAATATATGGATAATTTGTATGTTTCGCTAGTATGCGAGGCTTTTTTTATTGTTTAAAAGAATAATGATTTTTATTATGGATATCTTGAATAGGTAGTATAAATAGATTATACTATGGGTATAATAACAGAACGGGTGGGGTGTTTTTTTGAAGGAGAAGAAGCGAACGGATTATTAAGTCGGCTAAAGAGGTGTTTCAAAAACAAGGGTATTTGAAGACGTCTGTACAG